TTTAAAGCAATGTAGATTACACTGTACAAGGTACATTTGTGGATCTCCATTATTGTTTAATAATTTAAAAATTGGTTTAGATACTGATGGATGACCAAAACGTTTAGATTTTCTTAAACCTCTTGCTAAAGGAACTCTAGAGCAAAGAAAGTTTTTAATGACTATTCTTTGTTTATCTAGAACTCTTAAAGCTGAAGGTAAAGAAAAACTAAAAATCAAACCTGATTACGAATCAATAACAAAACCTGGAAAGATAGTGAAAACTATTCCTACAGGATTTATTAAAGAGTTCGTAAAAAGTTATAACTTACAAATGGAAAAACCAAAATTTGATACAAAAAATATTTATTTATCAAATAAGGCTGGACCAAATGGTAAGGCAACAAAAACTGCTTACAGTTCTTTATTGTCTTACAGTTATGACTTGATGGCTTCGATATTTAAAATAACGGACCAATCAGGTATTGATTATTTCCAAAGTCAATACAATTATGCTTGAGAAAAGAATTTTCCCTCGCAAAAATTGGGTAAACTTTCATTTATTTATGATCCTGAATGTAAGCTAAGAATAGTTGCTATAGTTGATTACTATACACAATTATTTCTTAAACCTATACATGAAAAGATAATGAATAAACTTCAAAATCTTCCATGTGATAGGACTTACACCCAGAGTCCTTTAAATGAATGAAAGGACGATGGAAATATGTTTTGATCTATAGACCTGTCATCAGCAACAGATAGATTTCCAATTTCACTCCAGAGGAGACTTCTTGAGATAGCAATATCAAAAGAAGTAGCTGATGGATGAAATTTTATTCTATCTGATAGGAAATTTGAAACACCAGAGGGTAATCTTGTTCAATATAGAACAGGTCAACCTATGGGTTCTTATTCTTCCTGAGCTGCCTTTACACTTACCCATCATTTAGTTTTACACTGATGTGCAAAACTTAATGGTTATGATAATTTTTCAGATTATATAATTCTTGGAGACGATATCGTCATAAAAAACGATAAAGTCGCCCGTACTTATATGAAATGAATGAATTATCTAGGTGTTGAATTATCTGATAGTAAAACACATGTATCATATGATACATATGAATTTGCTAAAAGATGATTCTGTAAAGGAAGAGAATTTACTGGATTACCAATGAATGGAATTGTCGATAATATCGAAAACCCATTTATAGTAATGGTAAACCTCTATGATTTTTACAAAGTCAAGGGGAATTACCTAGGTTCTACCAAGAATCTTCCATGTATATTATCTTCTCTTTATAAAGGTTTAAGTCTTAAATTATCAAAGAAATTTAATAATTCAAGATTTAAAATGAAG